CTATTGACCCATACCAAATAACTGCACGCCCATTTTTCAATAACTGGTCAGGCGAAATTGTTACAGAAACAACAGCATTCGCCCATAGCGCAGTTCTCGCTGCCGTAAGTATCCTTGCCGATTCTGTTGCGTCTATGCCGATAGAGGTGGTGCGTACTCGTGGAGGAAAAATCGAGAATATTCCGACTCCATCTGTTTTGCTGAAACCAAACGACAGACAAACAATGTTTGACTTCATCCATCAAACGATGCTTACCCTCACACTTCACGGCAACGCATACATTTACGCACCAAAAGGTTCAAATGGTTTACCTGTTGAAATGCGCAACATTCATCCGAACTCAATCAAAAACATAACTGACACAGATACGAACGAAACTTTTTATCAGATAGGTAAAGAACAATTTTCATCTGATGACATCATCGCTATTCATTGGATGATTCTGCCAAACTACAAAAAAGGTTTGTCACCTATCGAAACGATGCGCAACACAATCGGTATGGGTCTTGCGATGGATAGATTCTTGGCACAGTTTTACGGTGAAGGCGCAACACCGTCATCAGTATTGGAAACAGATCAGTCAATAACCCCTGAACAAGCGAAACAAATTCGTGATAATTGGGAGGAAGCGCACTACAAACATCGAAAACCTGCCGTACTTCAAGGTGGATTGAAATGGCGTTCAGTAACAACAAGTGCAGCCGATATGCAAATGTTGGAACACAAAGAGTCAATCATTCGTGACATCGCCCGTGTTTACCGTATCCCGTTGCATTTGATCATTGGTACTGGTGGAGATTCGCAGACCTATCAAAACTTGGAGGCGTTAGGTTCAGCGTTTTACAAATATACTTTGCTTGGATGGGTGCGCCGTTTAGAGGAATCTATTTCGAGCAGACTGCCGATAGATACATACATCAAGTTTAATGCTGATGAGTTCTTGCGTGCCGATCTAACAACCCGTGTCAAGGCGCAACAAATACAAATTATGTCTGGCACGATGACACCTAACGAGGCTCGTGAAATAGAAAACTATGAACCGTATGAAGGTGGAGATCAGTTTGTTATGGGCTTGGCTGGAACTGCGATTGCAGGTATTGAGGGTGGAGAACTTCCAACATTGGGTACAGATCCGAAACCACCAGTGAGGTAAGCCATGAAATCCGTATCGGTCACAGTAACTACTTCACCAACATTAATTGTTGCAGCAGATAACTTGCCTCGTACCTGCTATTTGCACTCAACAAGTGGAAGCACATATCTTGGTGATAGTGCAGTTACGACAACAAGTGGTTTGCATCTGCCAAATAACCAAACGATAACGATTCAAGTTCCATTTGGTGAAACTCTTTACGGCATTACCAACACAGGCACAACGAATGTTCGTTTGCTAACACCAGATGTAGATTGATTTATGCCATACGGAATATCTGCTACGCAACCTGATTGCTCTACTTGGGCAACAGTAAAAAGTTATGGCAACATCACAGAAACAATTACTTGTCATACAACAAAACAAGATGCCATAGATCAAATGGTGGCGTTATCACTCGCAGAAAATCTTGAACCATTAGGTGAAGTGCGTATTGGTGGTGCAGAGGAAGTCTTGATTGTCGATATTGATGACACCCTGCTTCAAAATGGTGTGCAGCCAATACAAAAAGTTATTGACTATGTGAACAACGATTACCCTGAATACTTGGTAGTCATTGTTACAGGCAGACTAGAAACAGATCGTGAAGCAACTGTTGCTGCCCTGTTGGATGCTGGCGTTCAATATGACCGTTTAATTATGAAGCAAGATGAAGCACTTGATAACGCAGAATATAAAAAGAGTGTGGCAGAGGAATTGATTGCTGACGGAAAAACCATTGACAAAGCGATAGATAATGATTCTGCTGCCCGTGACGCATATACACAATTAGGTATTAAAGTCGTTGATCCATACGAACTTGATATGGCAGACGAACCAACAGAAAATAGTTTGCGTGCTATCAACTTGAAGCCACCTGCCTTTATGCGTGAGAACGCCAAAAGAGGATTGAGACTGCATGAGGAAGGTTTTAGTGGTGATGGATTACAACCACAAACGGTTGAGGATGCACGCAAAATGGTTTCAGGTGTTGTCACAGAACAAAAGTGGCGCAAAATTGGTGCATGGATCGCACGGCATATGGGCGATTTGGATGCTGTTGAAGGTGACGAAATTACTGCTGGTCTTGTAGCGATGTTGCTTTGGGGTGGTGGTTCAACTAAATCTGAAGCAAAAAGAACTATGGATTATGCTTACGGTATTGTTGAAAGATTAGACGCTATGGAAACAAACTCTAGAAGCAAGTATGATTGGCAAATTATGACTGACACTATGCAATGGGTAGCAACCGACATTAATGAGAAGCGCAGTATTGCGTATTCTAATTTAGAGTTGCGTGCAGAGTCAGACGGCAACACGATTGTTGGTTACGCAGCAATTTGGGATTCTCCTTCAGAGCCAATGCCATTCATTGAGTATGTGAAGCGTGGAGCATTTTCTAAAACTTTGAATGATGGCGCAGATGTTCGATTGCTTGTAGATCACGAAGGCGTACCACTAGCACGCACAAAGTCAGGAACAATGACATTGATTGAGGATGAGCGTGGTTTGCGTATGGAAGCCAAACTTGATCCAATGAACCCTGACGCTGCACGCATCATTTCTGCTATGAAGCGTGGCGATCTGTCACAAATGTCTTTTGCTTTTCGTACCGTAAAAGATAATTGGAACTCTGACCGTAGCGTTAGAGAGCTGCGTGAAGTCCAGTTGTTTGATGTTTCCGTTGTAACTTTCCCTGCGTATGAAGAAACTGTTGCAGAGTTGCGAAGCAAAAATGTCTGTGTTACAGTTCCCGTTACTACTGGCGTGCTTTTGCGTAAACAGCAAATCGCATTACAGAAGTATCGCAGCCGTTAGTCAGCCGACCCTAGAACGGGTCACTACCTCTAACACTCGTCAAACCATAAACCGATTTGACCATTGGAGGTCATAATGTCATTCAGTAACACACTTATCGAAAAGCGTGACGCTGCACTAGCAAAGGCAGAAGCCATTGTTGCAGTAGCACAAACAGAAGCCCGTGAACTTTCACCAGAACAAGACGCAGAAATTGCTGCATCACTTGATGAAGTTCGTTCATTGGATGAGCAAATCAAAACGCACAGCGAACTTGAAAAGCGTTCGGCAGAAGCAGCAGAACTTCGCAAAGAAAAGAAGTTTGATGTTGCAGTAGCACCAACAGTAGTGAAGTCAGAAGCACGCACCTACAGCCCAAAGGCTGAAACCTCGTTTCTTGCTGACGCTTACGCTGCACAGTTCAACAACGACTACGCTGCGAAAGATCGTCTTGCTCGTCACATGAACGAAGAAAAGATTGAACGCCGTGATGTAACCAGCGCAAACTTTGCTGGTTTGGTTGTTCCACAATTCCTTACAGAATTGGCTGCACCGTTCGCCCGTGCAGGACGCCCATTCTTGGAAGTGGCACGCAAGCATCAACTACCTGATTCTGGTTTAGTTATCAGCATCAGCAAGGTAACGACTGGTTCAAGCACAGCAGTTCAAACTGAAGGTGCAGCAGTTTCTGAAACCAACATGGATGACACGAAACTCGATGTTTCGGTTGTTACTGTTGCTGGTCAGCAAAATGTTTCACGCCAAGCGATTGAGCGTGGCACAAACATCGATTCGCTAGTAATGGCTGATCTTGTTTCTGCTTACCACACAAACCTTGATTCGTTGTTTGTTACTACATCAGCAACTTCGCTGACGAACACAATCACGCAAGTTGTGACCTACACCGATGCTTCGCCAACCGTTGCAGAGTTGTATCCAAAGTTGGCTGACGCTATTCAGCGCATTCAGACCAACTTCTTTGCTGGTCCGAACTTCATCCTGATGCACCCACGCCGACTTGCTTTCATCTTGGCTTCACTTGATGATCAGAAGCGACCATTGGCTGTGCCAGTGCCTAACTTCAATGGTCAGCCTGCGATTGCTTCTGGTAATGGCGCACCTGTGTATGGCAATAGTGGTTACACCATTATGGGTTTGCCAGTTATCACGGATGCTAATGTCATCACAACCAACGGTGCTGGTGCAAACGAGGATGTGATTATCTTGGGCAACACTCAAGAAGCACACTTGTTTGAACAGGGTTCTGGCGAGCCAATGATGTTGCGCTTTGAGCAACCAAAGGCTTCCGAACTTGATGTCACCATGATCGTTTATGGTTACTCAGCGTTCACTGCTAATCGTTACCCAAATGCTTTCTCCCTCATCGGAGGAACTGGATTGGTAACACCAACCTTCTAAGGTTGTTTGTTAATCAACTTGTGAAAGGGTTGGTGGTATCCTTCGGGGTGTCACCAACCCTTTTCTATTTATGGAGTAACTATGAACAAACAAATTGAAGCACTACTTGTAGAGCGTGCAGGTTACGAACGCAGAGGGTTGAAAGATCGCATTAAAGCAGTTGATGCTGCGTTGCGTGAACTAGATTTCGACCACAAATATATGGTTGAAACAGAAATTGAAACAGCAGCTTTAGAACCAGTAGTTGAGCGTGCTGTAGTGAAAGCAGCAAAAAAGCGTAAAGGATAATTGTGGCTATTACAAATGGTTATTGCACACTTGCAGAGGTGAAGGCTGCGTTGAGGCTTACAGACAATGTGGATGACACTTTGTTGGAAAATGCTATTGAGTCTGCATCACGGCGTATTGATGGTTACACGGGAAGGTTCTTTTACAAGATGAACCAAACTGCTATCACGATGTATCCGTATAACGAATATATGCTGTTCTTTCCAGCAGATGTTTCTTCAAGTTCTATAACAATCAAAATTGATACGACTGCTGACGGTACTTATGCAACAACTTTGGTTCAGGGTGTTGATTACATTCTTGAACCAACAGATGCAGTCTTACAGTCACGCCCATATCTAAATGCTCGTATGGTTGGTGGCGCAACATTCCCTCTTTTTGTAACACCATCTTTTCCTACTGTGCAAGTTACAGCACAATGGGGTTGGAACACCGTTCCTGACGATGTGAATCAGGCTTGTGTGCTGCTTGCTATGCGCCAGTTCGCACGCTTGAACGCTGCTCTTGGTGTTGTCGGTTTCGCTGATATGGCTATTACGGTGCGTGCTGTCGATCCTGATGTGCGTGACCTACTTTCACCATACAAAATGTTTGGTATCGCCTGATGCCAGCAACCGTTTCACAAGTCGCTACAGGGCTTGCAGCACGCTTAGGAACGATCACAGGACTACGCACCTACACTTATCAACCTGAGCAACTTAATCCACCTATCGCTTTCCCCGTGTTGAACTCTGTTGATTATCACAAGGCTTTCGGTGGTGGTGATGTGACAATGAATTGGACTATCAGCGTGGTAGTAGGCAGATATCTTGATCGTTCAGCGCACGCATTACTGGATGATTTTCTTTCCTACTCTGGTAGCAAAAGTATTCGTGCTGCATTAGAAGGAGATACCACGCTTGGTGGCGTAGCGCAAACTTTAGTAGTACCATCAGGTGCAGACATTTCGAGCCTTAATTCTGCTGATGCAGAGTTTTTGCAAATACAAGTATCTGTTACAGTTCACGCTTAAAGGAAAACTATGACCACATATAAAGTTTTGAGCAACAAACTTGCTTCAGTAAAACAAGGCGAGATAGTGGACAGCGCACTACTTGATGGGTGTAACATTCAAGCATTGGTTGATAGTGGTCATATTGCTGAAGTCAATGCAAAAGTTCTTAAAAAAGAAATCACGGAAGAAACGGACAAATAATCATGGCGCAAATCGTTCTAACAAATGCTGACATCACAGTTAATGGAGTGGTGCTTTCCGATAGAGCAAACTCTGTTGAACTCAATTACGAAATTGAATCAGTTGAGGTAACTGCGTTTGGTGGCAACCGTTCCTTCGTTGGTGGTTTGCAAAACAACACGATCACGATTGAGTTCATGCAAGATTTTGCTGCATCAGAAGTTGAAGCAACAATTTTTCCTTTGGTCGGACAACAGACAACTGTTACGGTTCGCCCAAGCGCAGCAGCAACCAGCGCAACGAATCCTCTTTATACGGTAAGTGGCACATTCTTGTCAAGCCACACACCTGTATCGGGTGCTGTTGGTGAATTAGCAATGACATCATTGAGTTTCACTGGTGGAACGCTAGTTAAGACAACTGCATAATCTATAAATAAAACAGTTAGAAGGAGATTGCAATGAAAATTGCTTTAGAAGTTGTATTTAATGACGGAACAAAAACGCCTGTAGATGCTGTATTCGCAGATTTCGTAGCGTTTGAACGCACTTGGTCACGAAGCGTTGCACGCTTTGAAACAGAGATCCGTTTAACTGATCTTGCTTGGTTGGCTTGGCATAGTGAAACTCGTTGCCGTAAAACAGCTTTGAAGTTCGATCCAGATTGGATCAATACTGTCAGCGATGTGGCTATGCGTGAAGATGAGCCTACGGAAGTTGTTGATTTCCCAAAAGACAAACCGACAGATTAGGTTCTGATTCGGCTCATTGGATTCTTGCGTTTCTAGCTTGTGAAACAGGCATAGCACCGTCAGTTTTGTTAGATGAATCCGAAGTGATGATACAAGTGATGGTTGATTATTTAACTAAGCGTGGCGAGCAAGGCAAACGCAAACGGTAGTATCATCGCAGGTTATGACAATCAGTTTCGAGGTTTACGGTGTGCGTGAGGCTGTATCACAGTTGCGCAAATATGATCGCACTATGTATGAGGAGATTGTCAAAGATTTAAGAAATGTGGCTGCACCGTTGGCAGCGAAAGTGGGCGCAGGTTTTCCTGACACACCTTTTCGTAGAGTGAGTAATTGGCACACCACCAACGAGCGCAAAGGTGATGCAAAGTTGCCACCGTATGTTGGAAGTAAAGCCAAATCTGGTGTCAAACCTGCTATTTCAACCTCTAAGGGTTTCGGTGGTTCTGTAGGTTTGTTGCGTATCCAACAGAGAGATGGTGGAGGTCAAATCTATGACAGCGCAGGCAGCAGAACTTTAGATCGTGCAGGCGCAAGGTTCGTTTCTAATCTCGATAAACCGTTTTCAACTAAGAGCAAGTCTGGCAAATATCGCAGCCGTGTATTATTCCCTCTCATGCAAAAAAATATGCCGATGATCCAAACATCTATCACGGCAACGATAGAAAAGTTAAACAAAATTGTTGAAAACAATATTCAGAGAGCAGCGTAAATTATGGCGTTAGGTGTAAATATTGTTTCATCCTTTGACAGCAAAGGTATTCGCAAAGCCATAAATGATTTCGATAAATTGAAAGGTGCAGGAAATAAAGCGACTTTCGGTTTACGAACTCTCGATAAAGCTGCGACTAACGGTTTAAAGAATGTTGCGAAGTTTGGTGGTATCGCAGCAGCAGGTTTTGGTGCTATCGCATTGAACTTTGTGAAAGGTGCAGAGTTCGCTAAACAGGCTGATGATCGTCTTGCAGCAGTCAATAAAACGATGGGTTTGTTCGGTGATCAAACTGCTGCTGTAACGAAACGGCTTATTGAAATTGGTGATAAAGGCGAATACAAGTTTGGCATTCTTGCTGAATCAATTAAAGATGTTCAAAGCAAGTTGTTGACATTTAAAGAAATCGCTATTGAGGCAGATGTTACTGGTGGTTTGTTTGATCGTGCAACTGTTGCAGCAATCGATTTGCAGGCAGCAGGTTTCGGTGAAGCAACACAGAACGCTGTTCAACTTGGTAAAGCGTTAAACGATCCGATCAAAGGTATTACTGCTCTTGCCCGTTCTGGTGTGACTTTTACGACACAAGAAAAAGCAAAAATCAAAGCATTAGTTGAATCTGGCAAAATGTATGAAGCACAAGAACTGTTGCTTAAAGCTATCGAAACACAAGTTGGTGGTACTGCTGCTGCAACTACTACAGCAACATTCAGAATTGGTGCAGCATTCGGTCATGTTAGAGATGAGTTAGGAACATTGTTGCTTCCATTGTTTGAGAAATTCGCTAACTTTATGGTTGACAAAGTTGTGCCTTATGCAACAAAGTTTGGTGAAACGGTAGGCGAAAAAGGTCTAGGTGCAGGGTTGAAGATGCTCGCTGGAACGCTTGGCGATGTGTTTGAAAATATGGGCGCAGTAGGTAACACCATTCTTGCTTTAACTACAGCCTTCGTTGCGTTGCGTGCCGTTTCGATTGCTGCTGCAATATCACAAAACTTGTTCAATGTGGCTTTGTTAGCAAACCCAATCGGTATCACTATTGCTTACTTTATTGCGATGGGTGTGATCTTGGCTGGCTTGTATATCAAGTTTGCTGTCGTTCGTGAAGCAGTAGGGATGATCGGTACTGCATTGAAGTTTGTGTTTATGAACACCGTTGCGCTTGTATTCAATTATTTTGTCACATACATCAATGTTGCTATTACTGGCATCAATATTTTGATTAAGGCAGCAAACTTTTTCGGTGCAGATATCGAAGAAGTTGGAAAACTTGGTTATATGGCTTTTAGTGGTATTGGTTCGGCAGCCAAATCTGCTAAAGCACAAATATCTGGTGTCGCAGAAACTGCTGGTGCGATGGCTGCTAAAGAAGGTGGCGTACAAAAAATTGTTAAAGCATTGAAGGATCTCGGTGGTGGAGATGATGGCGAAGGTGGTGCAGCAGGTGGTGCTGCGAAGGCTGTTGAAACTGCTACACAGAAACTACAAAAATATATTGATGCGTTGAAAGGTTTGACTTCGGCACAAAGGTCATATCGTGATGCAGGTAAGGCTGCACTTAAATCAGATCAAGATTTATTGACAGCAAAAAATAGGCTCGTAACGGCACAAACAAAATTCAACAATGTTCTGAACGGTTATGGGGCAAATAGTGTTCAGGCTGGCGATGCTCAAAGCGAACTGGCTAAAGCGCAACGGGAAGTTACACGGGCTGGATTCGATGTCCAAAAATCGGTGTTCGCTGTTGCTGATGCCGAAAAAGAATTACGAAATGCTTACGCCAGTGGTAATTCACAACAAATTACAGAAGCACAAATTGCTTTGTCGGAAGCACAACTTGCAGTATCAGATGCGACTGATGCGCAACAAGATTCTGTAAAAAATCTAACCACTAAACAAACTTTGTTGGATGAAGCAATAAATGGTGCTGCAACTTCTAGCGATACTTTCAAAGATGCTGCTCAAGAATTGAAGGATGCGCAAGATGGTTTGGTTGATGCGACAGATCAACAAACTGATGCTTATGAACGACAGAAAGATATGTTGGATGCGTTGAATGAATCAACTAAGAAAGCAATCAAACTTAGGGGTGGTGTTGTTCCTAAGGATGCTGTGGCTGCTGAAACCAAAGTTGGTGTTTCGCCGATGGCTGGTGCTGGTATGTATGGTTCGTTTATTCAGGCTGTTCAAGCGTTACATCCGAACGCTGCATCACTTAAATCAAAGACACCAATCGCCGATTCTCGTTTAGCGTTTCCAAAACTTTATGCACAATATAAGGCTGCTGGGTTGGCTATGGCTAAAGGTGGCATCATTACGCAGCCAACACAAATCCTTGCTGGTGAGTCTGGTGCAGAAGCAATCATTCCGTTAGATCGATTGCAGTCGGGTTCAACTATCAATATTACTGTTAATGCTGGTATGGGTTCGGATGGAACTAGGATCGGGCAGATGATTGTTAATGAGTTGCAAGCGTATCAACGGCGTGTTGGTTCGTTACCTTTGAAAGTGAGTTCATAATGGCTTCAGGTTTTCCAGCGTCTATAGATAATTTTACTGACCCACTATCTAATTCGCCGTTGAATAGTCCGTCTCATTCTGCGTTACATAGTGATGTGAATGATGCTGTAGAAAAAATTGAAACCTATATGGGTTTAGTAAAAGTGATACCTACGAGTGCAACTAACGGAACTGTAAGTTCTACAGGAACTGTCACGGTTGGAACAGCAGTTTCTAGTGTGACTGTATCTGGTTGTTTTTCTAGCACTTACGATGCGTATGAAATTGTTTACACTAATGGTATTTCATCAAATACTGATTTTTTATATTTGACACTTAGTGGCAATACTGGTTCTAATTATTATTCATCAGGCGC